GTTACTTTCGGCATAACTCTCTTATGCTGTTTCTGGTACCGCCAGTGCTGCCAACACCCATCTAGTATGAGTGCTGGACAAAACGGACCAAGGAAAAAGGTTCGACTTAGGGCTAACCCCGTAGGTCGTTCTTTTTCCACTGCGTATGCGGCCGCTGGACTGCGCACCCGTGGGTGCGTAGCACAACGTGCTGTGTTGATAGAGGAGCTCGTGTCCACACAACCTTCAGTGTTCTTGCCGATGCTGAAGGCTGAGTGCCACTCTCTCCGTAAATATGCTCTGGAAGGTAAGCCGGTTAGGGATAACCTGCTTATCGTTCCTAAGCCCATGTTGAAGTTCCTCAACAGGGAACGTGCTTTTCAGCTTTCGCTAATTGCTCGTTCCCTGCCGAGCCCTCCAAGAGAAGTCTGCGACAAGACTAAGCGAGGTTTCTTAGAAACCTGTCTTGTTCCTGCCGAAGACGGTGGTGTTGAATTTAACAAGTATCTGCTTTTAGCAGATTATTTGAAAGAATCAGTTGATTGGATGAATCTTAAAGAAGAAGAACCTGGTTTACCGGGTTCCTCTTCTTCTTACGACTCATCGAGATCTCAAGGAGGACAGATGTCCCAGTTTGCCTGGAGCATCGATCCTTCTATTGTCAAGCAGTTGAAGACTGAAATGACACCGCGCCAGCGCCGTGTCATTCAACCTTCTCTCATAAAACAGTCCCTTAAGTCATTTGCTCGTGTCGAGCCAAATGTCATGAGGGTCATTCCTCTGGCTGAGAGAGGCTACAAGTGTCGTATCGTTACTTGTAGCAATCCTCACAATGTTTCTAAGGCTCATTCTCTGAGGCGCAAGCTCTGGAGAGTTATCCTTAAGATTCCTCAAATATCTAGACACCTCGGACCTAACGCGAATTCCATTCGTGTTGGCCAGAAGGGCTGGATAGTCTCTAGTGATTTAACAAAGGCAACGGACGGGCTTTCGCACCGTGCGTTGTCTTGGTTTTGTCTACAGTTTAACTTGGACCCCCGGCTCGTCTATGATGGTTTTATCGTAGAAGAGGGCGGAGAGTCCTTTCCGTATGAGAGGGGAGCACCCATGGGCATGCCGTGCACGTGGGCGATACTCTCTCTTACTCACTGGATGTGTTTCCGGGCGGCGGGTGTCCGCCACTTCGCCATTCGTGGCGATGACGCCATATCTGTTATGACGTACCGGGAATACAAAATATATAAGTCTTGTCTTGACGATTTCGGTTACGAAATCAACGAGAAAAAGACATTTCTGTCTTCCGACTATGGGACATTCTGTGAAAGGATGTACCGTAGGGTCGGAGATTCACTAAACTTGGTGCCACACTTAGGCCTTCGGTTTTCAAATCCCGAAGACAAGAGTGCGGTACTCAAAGATCTTCATGGCCTCGTACACAATTCTGGAGTCAACCTGGAATGGTGTCACAAGGCTATGTCTATTGGTGGTGGATGGATTTTTGATCTTTGTAAAAAGTTCAAGGTAAACCCCTACCTCCCTTCATATTATGGCGGACTCGGATTGCCTCCCAAGACGATCCGGGCCTGTTGTAATGAACGTGTTGCATCTAAGACGCGCTACATGGATACCCATGGAACGAGTGTTATTGTGCAGAATCATTTTGAGGGAAAAGAGACTAGTAAGGTTAACAAACACCTTTCTGGTCTCGTTTGCTCTGTTTCTGTTACCGATCCTTGCGAACATGCGGAGGACTTCTGTGAAGCCCTCCTCGCGCCCGCGAGGATCCTTGATATTGTCAATGAAAGCTTGAAGGAGACTTCTGATTCTCCCTCGAGATTCATGCGACAGCTTAAGCGTCGGTTTGACGCCGTTCCCGTACATCGAGGTGTACGGAAGCGGCGTTACGTCGACATGTGGGGTAGGGAACCGAAGATCTCTCAGGCTTCTGCCAGGAAGGTCCTCGGTCATCCAATTGGATATAGGTGTTCAAAAGATCCTCGTCGTCCCGCGCCGAGGTTCTTCAGAACCATTTTTCTATAGTGTACAACGAACTGAAGGAAAAACTGAGTTTTACCGCTCAGTGCGCAATCGCTGTGGGGAGACTTCGGTCGACCAACGCCGGGAGGCGTTACCCAATCGATTGTCAGTTGAAGGTTCGTGTCCTCAGTCCATCAGCTGGTGGGCTGAGTACACAAACCCGGTTTAATGGGTTCCG